CATGCCGGCGCCCTATCACGCGTTCCTGTACTACGGCGTGAAAGCCGGTGCCCGGCGCCGGAAAGACCACAAGGCGCAGGCAGGTGGTGGCACGTGGCGCATCAAGCCGCGAAAGAACTACATGGTCGATGCGCTTGAGGACAAGGCGGCCGAGGTCGAGGCGATTCTGCGTAAGACGTACACAAACGCCATCGAGATCAAGTAGCCGGTCCATTCCAACCCAACCAGCCCCGCCGCGTGCGGGGTTTTTTTGTTGCCATGCACATCACCCCTGTCATCGCGCAGCTGCGCCAGTACAGCCCGACATTCGCCCAGCGCGTAGCCGGCGGCATGAAGCTGGAGGCGATCCTCGAAAGCTCGCACCTGAACCTTCCCGCCGCCTTCGTGCTGATGGGTGGCGACGATCCCGGCGAGAACCGGAGCGAGACGAGCACCAATCAGCAGATTTTCGACGAGTTCGACGTACTGGTCGTGGTCAAGGTCGACGACGAGCGCGGCCAGTCGATCGCCGATCCCATGCACGACATCCGCGCCGAGCTGATCCGCGCCCTGGTCGGCTGGAAGCCACAGCCCGGCTATGAGCACATCACCTATGAGGGCGGCGAGCTGATGCGCATCGATCGGGCGCGCGCCGTCTACCGCTTCACCTTCCGGTCGGAGTGGTGGCTCGGTGGTGGCGATACGCCGGAAACCTTTGAGGAGCTGGAGCTGGCCGGCTTGCCGCCGCTGGAGGCCATCACCTTCAACGTGGATGCCATCGACCCGATGGCTGATCCCAACCTGAAGAAGCCCGGCCCTGACGGCCGGATCGAAACCGTGCTCCACGTGGAGCTTGATCAAGGATGACCATGAACGCAGACCGCAAGACGGTCCACGTGACCCCGAACGAGGGCCGCGTGGTGCCGGATCCGGACCACGGCGACAACCTGCCGCCGGAGGGCCGTACCGTGGCGCGCTCGCCGTACTGGGCGCGCCGCATCAAAGACCAGGACGTGACCGCAGGCGAGCCGCAGGCGGGTGACGCTGGCGTGACTGCAGACGAGCCGCAGGCAACTGACGCTGCGGTAGCCACGAAAACCGCGAAGGGAGCCAAGTAATGCCCGTGAGCTTCAATAACATCCCGAACGATGTTCGGGTGCCGCTGTTCTACGGCGAGATCGACAACTCGCAGGCAAGCAGCGGATCGGCGTCGCTGCGCCGCCTGATCATTGCGCAGATGAACGACGATGCGACCGGCGCCGATGGCGTTCTGGCCATCGCCAGCCGTCAGAGCGATGTGGTGGCGATCGCCGGCGACGGCTCGATGCTGGCTGCCATGTACAGCATCTTTCGCCGAGGCGATCCGCTGGGCCAGATCTGGGTGCTGCCGATCAAGCTGGCCACCGGCACCGCTGCCACCGGCAAGCTGACGATCACGGGCACTGCCACCGAAGCCGGCCTGCTGTCGGCGTACATCGCCGGTCGGCGTGTACGCGCCACGGTGGCCACCGGCATGACGGCAGCAGCGGCGGCCACGGCGCTGGCCAACGCGATCAACGCGACGGTCAACATGCCGGTCAAGGCGGTGGCGGCGGCGGGCGAGGTCACGCTGACGGCCAAGTGGAAGGGCCTGACTGGCAACGATGTCCGGCTGGAAATGAACCGTGCAGGCCTGGTCAACGGCGAGCGCACGCCGGCGGGCTTGGTCGTCGCAGTGACCGTCATGGCCAGTGGCGCCGGTAGTCCGGACATGGACGATGTCCTGGCGGCGGTGGGCGACGAGGAATTCGAGTTCATTTGCCAGCCTTACACCGACACGGCATCGCTGGATGCCTGCCGGGACTGGATGGGCGACATTTCCGGGCGCTGGGCGTGGTCATCGCTGCTCTATGGCCATGTCTACTCGGCCATGCGCGGCACGCTCGGATCGCTGGTGGCTGCGGGCGTCGTGCGCAACGATCAGCACATCACGATCGAGGGCTTCGAGGCGAATGTGGCCTCGCCGGTGTGGGAGCACGCAGCGGCCTTCGCGGCGCGCACGGCTGTGTTCATTTCGGCCGACGTGGCGCGCCCCACGCAGACCGGCGAGTTGGTCGGCGTCGATGCGGCACCAGCCGGAGAGCGCTTCACGCTGCAGGAACGCCAGGCGCTGCTCTCCAATGGCATCGCCACGACCACGTCGGGCGATGGGGTGGTACGCATCGAGCGCGGCATCACGACCTACCAGCGCAACGCCTACGGCCAGCCGGACGATTCGTATCTCGACAGCGAAACGATGCACACCACGGGCTACGTGATGCGTCGTTTGCGCAGTGTGGTCACGACCAAGTACGGGCGCCACAAGCTGGCTGACGACGGCACGCGCTTCGGGGCTGGCCAGGCCATCGTCACGCCGTCCACGATCCGCGCGGAGATCATCGCGGAGTATCGCGCCATGGAGACCGAGGGCATCGTGGAAAACGCCGAGCTGTTCGCGCAGTACCTGATCGTCGAGCGCGATGCGAACAACCCGAACCGGGTCAACGTTCTGTTCCCGCCTGACTACGTCAACCAGCTGCGGATCTTCGCGCTGCTCAACCAGTTCCGCCTGCAGTACCCGCAGCAAGCCGCGGCGTAAGCCGGTAGGACGTTCCTCCCCTCGTGGCCCGCCATCGTGCGGGCCGCTTCGCTTTCTAGGAGACCGATATGGGTCAAAAAGTCGCCGGCACCGTCTACATCAAGGCGGACGGCTTTTCGTTCGATGTGCAGGGCGCTTTCGAGGCGCCGCTGATGAAGTTCAAGCGCGAGAGCATCCGCCCGGGAATGATCAAGGAAGAGGATCTGGTGCCTTACATCAAGGCGGATCTGACCTTCACCAAGAATTTCCCGATCAAGAAGCTGCAGACGGCCACCAACATGGTGATCACGGCCGAAACGAAGGGCGGTCAGTCCTACGTGCTGCAGGGTGGCTACGTGGTCGGCGAGCCTGCCGTGTCGGGTGACGACGGCAAGGTGTCGATCGAGTTCAACGGTGACGACGGTAACTGGCAATGAACACTTTCCCGCTCGCAAATCCCATCCAGGCGCACGGTGACGAGGTTACCGAGCTGAAGCTGCGCGAACCCAATGGCGAGGATGTGGAAGCCTGCAAGGGCCTGCCGTACTACATCGGTGATAACGAGGCGATCGTGATCAACGGGCAGACGGCAATGAAGTACGTCTCTCGCTGCGCCGACATCCCGCTCGGCTCGGTTCGCCAGATCGCCCCGGGTGACCTGAACAATCTGTTCTGGTGGGTCACCGGTTTTTTCTTGAATCAGGGTGCCAAGAGGCCGAGCTGATCGTCAACTTGGTCTATGACCTCGCGGATTTTTGGCGCATGGATCCCGAGGTCGTGCTGCAACGGCCCATTTCCCGGGTGATGAAGTATTGGCACCACGCCGATCGCATCAACCGGGCTCGTACACCGGACTCCTGAAATGGCTGACAAGTTTCAACTCAAGGCGCTGATCACCGGCGTCGACAAGCTGTCGCCGGCGCTTGCAGGCATCCGCAAGAACATCGCCGGGTTCCGGAAGGGCCTCAAGGCTGACGGTCTGGGTGACCTGTCGTTCGGTGATGTGCTGACCGGCGGCGCCCTGGCTGCGCCGGTCATTGCGGCAACGCGCGCGGCCGTGGACTTCGAAAGCGCCATGGCCGACGTGCGCAAGGTGGTCGATTTCGATACGCCCGACCAGTTCAAGGCCATGGGGCAGGACATCATGGATATGTCCAAGCGCCTGCCGATGGCGGCCAAGGACATCGCCGCGATCGTCGCCGCCGGCGGCCAGGCTGGTTTCGACAAGGCCGAGCTGCCGAAGTTTGCCGAGGACGCGGTCAAGATGGGCGTCGCGTTCGATCAGACCGCTACGCAGGCCGGCGAGATGATGGCCACCTGGCGAACGTCGTTCAAGCTGGGGCAGGACGCGGTGGTGCAGCTGGCCGATCAGATCAACCTGCTCGGGAACACCGGCCCGGCCAAGGCGGCCAAGATCTCCGAGATCGTGACGCGCATCGGTCCGCTGGGCGAGGTGGCGGGCTTTGCGGCCAGCCAGATCGCGGCCATGGGCGCGACACTGGCCGGCATGGGCGTGCAGGAGGAGATTGCGGCGACCGGCATCAAGAACATGATGCTGACGCTCACCTCTGGCGCGTCTGCGACCAAAGAGCAGCAGCAGACATTCAAGGCGCTGCGGCTCGACGCCAAGCAGCTGGCCGTCGACATGCAGAAGGATGCGCAGGGCACGATGCTGCGCGTGCTAACGGCTATCGGCAAGGTCGACAAGTCCAAGCAGGCCTCCGTGCTCGATGGGCTGTTCGGCAAGGAATCCATTGGGGCGATTGCGCCATTGCTCACAAACATGGATCTGCTGCGCAAGAACTTCGAGCGTGTGGGCGACGCTTCGCAGTACGCGGGCTCGATGCAGAAGGAGTACGAGGCGCGCGCGGCCACCACGGCGAACAACATGCAGCTCATGCAGAACCGGGTCACGGCGCTGGGGATCTCGGTGGGCAGCATCCTGTTGCCGCCGCTCAACCAGTTCCTGGCGTTCGCCGGGCCGCTGGTCGACAGCATGTCGGCCTTCGCCAGCGCCAATCCAGCGGTCATTCAGGGGGTGCTGGGCGCTGCAGCGGGTCTCACCGTGCTCAAGCTCGCGGCGGTCGCCGCGGCTGGCGGCATCAAGCTGCTGATGGGAATCACCAGCCTGTCGCCGATCGGCCTGGCCGTGCGCGGCATCGCCCTGGTGGCGGGGCTGCTGATCGCCAACTGGTCGACAGTCGGCCCGTTCTTTGCGGACCTGTGGTCGACCGTGCGGGGCTACGCCGAGACGGCGTGGGGCTGGATCCGTGGGGCGCTGAATTTCACACCGCTGGGGCCGATCATCGCCAACTGGCAGCCGATCACCGAGTTTTTCGGGGCGCTGTGGGATGCGGTGGTCGCGGTCACGGGGCTGGCGTGGGACTGGATCAAGGACGCGTTTTTCACCTTCCATCCGCTCGGCATCATCATCGCCAACTGGGAGCCCATCGTCGCGTGGTTCAGCGGCCTATGGGATCGCGTGAAGCCCTACATCGAGCCGCTGGTCAATGCCGGATCGTGGATTGGGCGGAAGGTCGGCGGGTTCTTCGGTGGTGGCGGTGATGCAACAGCCGCTGCCGGCGGCACGATCCGCGCCGGGACCGATGCGGTGCGCAACTGGACGGCATCCCTGCCGAGCCAGACTGCGCAGGCGCAGCAGCTGCGCGGCGACATGGTGGTTCGCTTCGAGAACGCGCCGGCTGGCACGCGCGTGGATCCCGGCAACACCAATCAGCCCGGCCTCACCATGACGCCCCGCGTCGGCTACCGCTCGCTGTCAGGGGCTTAGTAATCAGGAGAAAGCATGGCAAGCTGGCGCGACAAGTTGCGCCCCGCCTCCTTTCGTGGTGTGCCATTCGAGGTCGATGGGGATAAGGTTCCCATCGGCCGCCGGGTGGTCACGCACGAATATCCGGGGAAAAACGTGCCCTACGTCGAGGACATGGGCCGCGTCACGCGCGAGTACAAGATCACGGCCTTCGTGATCGGCGCGGACTACATGGACAAGCGCGACAAGCTGCTGACCGCTGTCGAGACCGAGGGCGAGGCCGAGCTGGTGCATCCGTGGCTCGGCACGCTCAAGGTCAAGGCGGGGGTGGGGGAGATGTCCCACTCGTGGGCCGAGGGTGGCATGGTGCGCTTCGACCTGACCTTTACCGAGTCGGGCGAGCTGCTCAATCCGATCGCCAAGGTCAACACCGGCAAGGCGGCATCGCTCGCCGGCGCGGCGCTGGCCGAGGGCGGGCTCACGCGGTTCGAGCAGGCCATGGGGGTGGTCAACACGGCGCAGGTGACCGTCTCGCAGCTGTCGAAAACCGCTTCTGGCGTGTTCGGTGCCCTGCAGCAGTACGCCGCGCCGATCACGGCGGCCATCGGCACCGCTCAGAACCTGGCCAACCTGGTGCTCAACGCGCCAGGCGAGCTGACCGGCATCATCCGCGGCGTACTGGCCAGCGGCACGGGCGCCTTTCACCTGTTCGACGGCTACGGCAGCGGGCTTTCCAGTTTGTTCGGCAAGACCGCTGCCGTGTCGTCGGTCGCGGCGATCATGCCCCCGCAGGGCGAGGCCGCCGCTGCCGCGCACGATGCCACGGTGAAGCTCGTGCAGGATCTGCTGATCGCCGACACCGTCAAGGAAGTGGGCGAGATGCCGGTGGCAACGGCGCCAGCCCCCTTGCCAAGTGTGCCAACCGTCGACGTGCAGGTGCTGCAGCCGATCGAGCGGCCGGAGATCCCGGTCGCGGACGATGTGCTGGAGGTGCGCGACGAGGTCACCGAGGCCATTTGGGGGCAGGCGCAGACGGCACCGCAGTGGCACTACCAGCTGCTCACCGATGCTCGCATTCAGGTGGCGCGCCATCTGGCGGCCGTGGCGCGGCCGGCCGTGCGTCTGGTCACCGTTACACCTGGTCAGTCCACGCCGGCGTTGGTGTTGGCGTATGGGCGCTATGGCGACGCCACGCGGGCCGACGAGGTCGTGACCCGTAACCGTGCGTCGCATCCCGGCTTTCTGCCGGCGGCGCCTCTCCAGGTGGCAATGAAATGAGCGATGCGACCGATGTGACGCTGACCGTGAACGGCATGGATTACGGCGGCTGGAAGGAGGTGCGGATCGGAGCCGGCATCGAGCGCCAGGCGCGCGACTTCTCGCTCGGCATTACGTGGAAATGGCCCGGAAGCGGCGAGCGGCCACGCATGATCCGGCAGGGTGACCGCTGCGAGGTGCGCATCGGCGGCGAGCTGGTGCTGACCGGTTGGGTAGATGCCACGCCCGT